GGCTTCGGACAAGTCAGAACCTTCAATCAGCGTCATCACCGCTACGCTACCATCTGTGCATTTGATTATTGTTTTCATGCTTGATCTCCAAAACAGGTACACAAAAATGAAGTAGGGTCTACGGCTCCACCAGATAGATTAAATGCGTATATAGAAAAGGCTCCTGCAGCGCGTGTATTAACTGTAAGCATATAGGTCGACAAGCTACCTGATAAATTAGCCTGTACTGTATAGTCGGCGCTACTAAAATCTGTTGCGATAGTCACTGTGATTTTTCCTGTGCCACCATCGGTAATGGAAGTTATATTCCATGACGTAGCAATCGTAGGCGTTGCTTCTCCAGCTGTAGAAACCCACGCCTTCGCCACCCCCGGATGCCAATTAGCGGATAGGGGGGTGAGCGCAACGGTGTCGGCGGTTCCTGCTTCGGCTTGGGCTTGGGTTGCGGCAACCCGAACGGGCGCCAGCACAGCGATAGCCTGACTGACGCGAGCCGGAGTCATGGTGCGCAGCGCAGTGACGGTGCCCGCCTCCATTTCGGCCTGACTTGCTGCAACCTGTGCCACCAAGGATGCTTGCAAATCAGCATCGCCCGTGAATGTCTTGGGCGTGGTGCCGCCGGTCAGGGTGAAGCCAACCGCTTGCGCCGTGATGCCTGTACCCGTATCCCCCTTCGCCCCAACCCCTGCACTGCCAGTAATGTGAAAATACCCGGTAGCCGTGCTGTACCTGGCATCAACACCAGCTCCCACATACAGGTCGCCGATATTCAGTTCTGATCCGTTGGCCTTGCGGATTGACTTGACGCCAAGGCCATTGACGTTGATCGTCGGCGTCGTGATGGTGTTGGTGTTGAGCACCCGAAAGCTGATGTACAGGCCATCGGTGTAGCTCGCGGGCGCATAAGGCAACGCAATGGCGTAGGCGTTGACTGTGCCGGTGTCAACTGCATAGCCAGCGGTTCCTTGTTTCAGTTGCGCCTCGGTGGGCAGCTTGTCAAAGGCCGAGACAATTGCAGCGTCAAGATTGTTGATGGTTTCGGACAGCACTTTTGTCGCTGGTGCCACATCTGCGGGGCTCGTGAAATAGTCGCTCATCTTGCTTGCCTTCTTGGTGTGAACGACACGAGCAGGCCTTGCAGCGTGTGCGAGAGGTCAATGTCGCTCTTGGAATAGAAAATCAGGCCCATGTTTGTACCGCTACCGGCAATGTCGAATTCGGGCGTGTTGACGGTTTTGGCGTCGAAGTAAATCGAGCCGTAAGTGGAAATATCCCAATAACCGCCAGCACCTTGGCTGGTCGCGGTTTGCAGCGCGTGGCTCGCAATCTCTGGGTCGCCATAAGAAAAATCCGGCTGAAACCGGATTGATGTGTAAGCTACGGAATTCATCTCAAGCACTGCTTTTCGGTAGCGCTTGATCGTCCTGGGCGAGTTGACGTTGTTGAACGGCATCCGCAGCCAGGCTTCAATCGGCTCTCCGTCAAAGCTCGAACCCTTGTCGGCCTGATAGACGTAGCCGTTATCGGCGCCGAAGAACACCACGTCCTTTCCGGTTGAATCTTCGCCCGAGCAAACACAGGTCACGTTCACCGGGTACTTGAATTCGGTGAACCCCAGCACGCCGTCAGAGTTGTAGGCGGTTTGACCGGGTTCCAGCGACAAGATCAGGCCCGAGCCGTCGTTTCCATAAAGCCGGTACTGGCTCTTGGGCCGGTACACACTCGATGCCACCACCTTGGTGCGAATGGCGTCAATTAGGGTTTGGATTCTGGCGCTGACCGTCACGTCATCAAAGTTGCCATAGGCTTGCGTGCGGCTGATTCTGCGCACGCCCTGGTCGTCAAGGCCGTAGGTAGAACTCAGAGTTTGGATCGTGTTGGGAATAGCGCCGGCGCGGTCGCTAATGAGTGACAGCACAAAGTCAACTGCACTTGATCCCAGTAATTGATTGGCACTATTGCGCGAATAGATGATCAGCGCGTTGGCTTGTGGCGCGTAGCCGGTAATGGTGTCGCCGATACCGATCTCGGTTGCACCCAGCAACGGGGTCCACGAGTAAGGCGTGCCGACACCTGAATTCTGACTCGATCCGAAGAATGATAGGAAGAGTTGTTTTTTGTAGGCGGTGATGTGCGTCGGCTTGTCCACCGTAATGCCGGTGCGGATCAGGATGAACGCGGTGCCGTTGAACTCAAAGGCGTTGTTGACGCCGTTGCAGCCGTACATCTTCAAGGTGTCGGTGGAGCCGTAGAAGTTGTAATTGACGAACTCGTAAACGCCCAAGGGGGATAGAGTGATGGCAACCGAATCACCGCCGATGTTGGCCACGTTCAGATTCGCGCCGACCTTGATGGTTTCGGCGGCAAATGTGCCGGTTTGGCTGGCAAACGTGATGTGCCCGGCTGCCGTGCCTGCGGCGTAGGTCCCGCTTTCCAGGCTGATGCCGGTAATCGTAGCCGTCGCGCCGCCAGTCTCGCCAGTGATCACGTCGCCGACGGCAAGAACGTAGGTGCCGCCAGATGTGAAGGCCAGTTCCTTTCCGAGTGCCACCTTTGACCATCCGCCAGTGGTGGACTTGTACATATCGCAACCCGTGCCGGCCGCGTCGTCCTGAAAGGCGTAGCGCACGCCCTTGTAAATCCAGATGCCACGAATCGGCCTGGCAGCGCCGTTGACCTTGAGGATGTCGGCGCGGTAAACGTCTGCCGCAGCATTCAGGGAAACGGCATCGTCATAACCCGTTGCTTGACCATTGAGGACGGGCAGCGCAGTCAGGGTTCCTTGCACCGTACCGCCGACCTTGATCTGTTCGACTTGGAACGTGCCGGTGAGCTTGGTGAAGGTCAGAAAGCCGGTGCCGACTTCCATCACATAGCCGGTCGCCGTTGACGTGGCTCCGGTGATGGTGTCGCCTACTGCCACGGCCCCAGTCAAGGTGTAGGCGGCGTAGTAATACACCGCTGCCGATGGGCTGGGCCGGCCATCCGAGCGCTCAAAGCCGTCGATCCGGGTGTAGCCACCAGCAATGCCGGGCTCGTAGTTCATGGCCGACAGGCACATGCCGGGCTTGATCGACAGCACGGGCGAGATCAGGTCAAGTCCCCCGCCAAATTTGACGTAGGTAGTTTGTATTGGCACGCTAGGTATCATCAGTCGCCTCCAAAGGAAAAATTCGGGAGTTGATCGGCCTCAAGCCGGTTGATCAACTGCGAGTAGTTGGTTGAAGCCGTTGCGTACAGTTCGGCTGCGCCCTGGTCGGCGGCGTAATACTTCACGGCCCGCCACACGATTGCCATGTGAAATTGAGGCGGAAACAGCGGCGCATCGGTATTGAGCGTCATGGTCTGAGCGCGCTTCCAATACTCGCCGGTCACGGTATAAATTGCATTTGGAACCTGCCAGAACACGATTGACTTGTCTGGACGAATGGCGAACTCAACCGGGGTTCCGGCTTGTGTAGCGCCGACGCTAAACAGGCGAACCCCGCGCATGTAGTCCCAGTCTATGGGGTCAAGGCGCTGCTCTGCGGCAACTCCGGTGGATGTCAGGTAAGCGCGAACGTCATCCTCATTCCACTTGGCCAGTCCATCCAGGCCAACAGAGGCAAGCGTGTAAGTGGATGACAGCGCGATGGTTGGGAAGCTGAAATCAAAGCGCAGGAAGTTCCATGTCGCATTGAGGTTCTGGATGTCCTCATAGGCAGAGTCAACCCAGTTGACGATCTTGCCCATCTCGCCGGTTTGATTGACAACGGTGACTGGGCCGGAGCCTGAGATCCCGGCTTCCTGCCTGACACGCTGGCATAGTTGGAGTTTGTTCACTGGGTTTGTCCAAAAAAAGAGGGCCGGAGCCCTCTAGGTTTATGCCTCAGTTATGCCGTGGTGTAATAGCCAACCACAATCGTGTCGAGGCTGGTTGCCGTGGCAAAGCCCGAACCGCCGGTGTCGGTAACAAGCAGCTTCTTGCCAGCAGTGCAAAGCCCGCCAGCCGTGATGCCCGTAATAACCACGGTGCCACCAATCGTCCCATTCCACACCCCACTTGTCAGGTCAGCCGTGACGTGGCTTTCCATCACGGTTCCCGTGGTTTCGATAATGACCTCAACCGTAGTTGGACCAGACAGGTTCCCGCCATTGGCGCGCATGAAGATGTCTTTGCAGACAAACGACTTGCCGGTGATAGCGGGTACAGCCTCTGCGGTTCCTGCCGTGATAGCGGCTGCCAGGTGGTTGCGCCGGATGACCTGATAACCAAGCGTTGGCTCGCCAGCAGCGCCGGCATTGAGTTGCGCCGCCGTCGATGTAACGGCACTGACATCAAGCGTGGGGTCGGTATTGACGCCCATGAACTTCTTGAAGACGTTGTACAGCGCCAATGATGTACGCTTGTCTGGGATTTGTTGAAGTTGCTGGAAAAGCTTGCTTACCATGATAGGCTCCTTATTTGAAAATTGGAATTTGTGAAAGGTTATGCTGCCGCGATCACTGACTGAAACCACTTCATCCCGCCTCTGGGCGAGTCGTCGCGGATCAAATGAACGCGGTGGGTTGTCTGTCCGCTTGGTGTGAGTCGGTTGAATTCGTTGCCCTGTCCGTCACGGCCAAAGGCGCAAGCCAGTCGAATACGCTTGCCCATCAGTGCGGAGTACAGGTACTTGCGCTTGATAGATTGGGGTTTTCCGCGTTCGATGTACTGACTGATACCCTGGTGGCCGGTGTAAACAAATTGCGGCGCATTGGGGTCATCATCAGCTTCGATTTCAACAATCACGATTTCTTCCATGAACTTGGCCTCTGCGGCCTTGGACGCCAGCTTGCTTGGGTGGACGACTTCAATGTCGGCTACGTCAAAGCCTGCTTCGTTCAGTTCAGGAACTCCGGTATCTACCGGGCCAGCAACACCGGAATCAATGATGCTTTTCTTTACTCTTGGCATTTTGGTTCTCCAAAAAAATAGCCCCGAAGGGCATAAATGAAAATGGCCCCCGAAGGAGCCATTTGGTTGACGCGCGTTTTGTTTACGCGAGTGCCGGCCGCGACGGCAGCGTGCCGTTGCATTGAGCCATTGTGGTCGTACCGTTCAAACCGGTATAGACACCGCTTGCCGTCCAGCTTGAAGCGCCGCAAGTCCAGGCTGCTGCATCCGGCGCGGTACGGATCAGACCGTAGCCAATCGGGCAGAAGGTATCGGGCAACGTCGGGAACTGCGGCGCCAGAATAAACGCGCCTTTGGTTGTGGTCACGCCAACTTCGGTATCGACCACCGAGCCTTGCGCCAGCAGTACCGCACCGGCAGCGTTGACGCCTACAACCACCACGGTTGCCTTGTTCACACCCATCGCGGTGAAGGCTTTGCCGGTTGCGGCGTTGATCGTCGGTGTCGTTGCCGCCGTGTTGTTAGCCGCCGAATAGATGGTGCCAAATACACCATCGAACGAGCAGGCAGTAGCTGCTGTCGTTGTAATGGTGCTGGTCGTGCCAAAAGCACAACCCGTGTTGGTAGGATTGAGAGTTTTCATCATGATTCCTTAAAGGTTAATCCGCCCGAAGGCGGATTGTGTTTAGTTGCTGGTCGTGGTCAGAGCAGATGCGGTGCATTCAATGACAGCCATCCAGCCGTGATTGGTCACAACGCCGGCGTCGTAGAAGGTGGACGAGCAGTAGCCGCGCTCACCTGTTGGGTCGCTCTTGTCGATCTGGCTGGGCTTGATGTGGTTGAACTTGAACGCATCCAGGCCACGGAAAGCCGTGTGGCCCCATGCATTCTTGGCCACCACAAACACCTGGTAGATGTCAGCGCTGGTGCCGGTTGTGGACAAGTTGTTGGTGCCCGCAATGGCCGCGCCCGAGTCGATGATCTTGGGCATGTCGGGCGACAGGATGACGCGGAGGTTGCCAATGCAGCCCTGTTCCATTTCGTGCGCCACCTTCATCTGGCCGTAGTCCGCCACCGCTTTCCAGCCGGGGGTGTTTTCAAAGTCGTCCTTCAAGTCGGTGTGACCGAAACCAAGGTATGTCTTTTGCAAGGACACCGAGCCATAGTTGCCGTTCGATTTGTGGATGAAGCCGTCCGTGTACTTGGCGTGATTGGCGTCAAGGTTGCGGACCACCCGTGCGATCAGGTTCTTGGTGATGGTGTCGTCGGTCGTCAGCCGGGTTGTGCCGCCGCTATAGAAGCGATTGGTACAGCCTTGCAGGGCACCGATATAAACCAGTTCGCGCACATTGCCCATGCGCTCGCCGAGTTGCTCTTCCATCCAGCTCGGGATGTCGTCTTCACCCAGGGATGCCGTGCGCTCGGTGTAGCTGTACAGGGCGCCGTACTTCTGCACGGTCACACTGGTATCGAGCACCACCATGCTATCTGCCGGAGGCGTTGCGCCCTCCTGGATCAGATGCGCGGCGGCCGTGGTTGAGAAGGTGTTGGGTGCCGCTGCCGTAGCGCCGAAAGGCACCACCTGGCGGAAGATCACCGTATCGCCTTGTTTGACGGGCTGGGTATAAACCTCACCCGAGATTTCCACAGTGTTGGTGCGGATGGCGTGCTTGAGAATGTTCCCAAGGATGGTGCCGCGCCGTTGGGCGGGCGATGTGTAGGTTGCCATTGTCATGATAATTTCCTAACTGGAGAGGGCTTTGGCGAATGCTTGTCGCATCGCTTCGTCCTCATTGATGGTTGATGGGCTGGTCGGTCGCACTCCGTTGGGAGTTACGGCGCGTTCCACCCGCTGTTTGTCTTTTGAGGCAGCGGCTGCTTTTTGGTCGCGGTAGGTTTTGAACCGGCTGATCATGTTGGAGACGTAGTAAGGGTCATACGAGTGCATCACGCCTTCGCGCTGTGTATCCGTAAGAGTCTGTAGCCACGGTCCCCATTCAGGTGTTTGCTGAATCTCAAGGTGATCTGGATGCACTTTGCGTAGCGCAGTCAGTTGCTCCTGGAGAGTTTCGGCCTTTTCCTGTTCCCGGCGTTGCTGGTATGCAGCCTCGAATTGCTCGGGCGTCATGCCTGTTTGCGCTTTCGCCATTGCTTTCGCAATCTTGGCGGAAACACCTTGCGCTAGTTCCGGGTACAACTCATCGAGATCGTCGCCATCCTCAGATGCTTCAAACTCTGCGGCGCCCTTGGGCGTGGCAGCAGCCTTGTTCATCGAGTCAAGTAGGCGCTTCATTTCGCCGTAGTTTCCGGCGACCTTATCGACTTGCTGGGTCAGTCTGCGTTCAAGCTCGGGTATTGCGGCAAGTAGTTTTATCTGCTGTTCAGACAATGTGGGTGGCGCTGGAGTTACCTCTGGCGTGACCTCTGCCTTTGCCTCAACCGGTGCAGATTCTGCTGCTGGCTCTACCTTTGCTTCTACCGTTGGTTCAACTTTAGTTTCAGCAGACGCGGGCGTGAACGAGGCGGCAAAGGCCGTAGCCATTTCCGTGTCGTCTTTGCTTGGTACTGCTTCAGCTTCGTTTGCCATTTCATTTCCTCAAAAAAATACCCGCACTAGGCGGGCTTCGTTTCCACAAGCGGGTAACTATTCGTCGCCCGCGTCATCCGCTACCTGGGCCGGTGTTTCCAGTGCAAGTAGCAAAGTCAGTTCCCTTATTTCGCCGCGCAACTTCGCTGTTTTCTCAGGCGGTGCATCGGTTTCCAGGTTAATTCGGTGTTGCGCAAGTCTTGCCTGCGCATATTCCCGCACCTTTTTCCAGGTCGGGCTGTTGATTTCTTCGGGGGTGAGGTTCATTGCGTTCAGGCATTAAAAAAGCCGCATCAAGCGGCTTGTGTTTGTTGGTTGCGTTCGGCTCGTTTGCGAGATAGGTAATCCAAATACTTCATAACGCCATCAACACTATCACCCATCTTTCCAAGTGTGACATTGCAGTTATGACAAAGAATTCCACGGACAATACCAGTTTTGTGGCAATGATCCACATGAAACGTTCCATATCTTCCGCCGGGTGCGTCGGTCTTGCAGATAGCGCATACCCCGCCTTGGTCGGAAAGAAGTTCCGCATACTGATCTTCACTAAGACCATATTTAGTCTTTAGCGCATTCTTCCTGTTTGTCTCAGTTGATGTTTTCTTGCGCTTACATGGGTGGACTTTTGCGTATGCAGAATTTAGCTTACTTCTGCATAACTTGCACTGTCCGTAATGCCCATCTTTATACGCATATTGTTCACCAAAGTCTGTAATAGGTTTAGTAGTTTTGCAATGCGAACAAACTTTGGTTGATAGAATATCGTCAGGTTTCATTTGAAGTTACTTTCAATGATGCTTAGAGCCTGCATCGTGTTAGAAGCACTTTGCGGGCTCGTTAATTGTAATTAGTTCTCCCACGCCTGTCCATTTTTCGCACGGCCTTTTGGTTCGACAATCGGCGTGATTGCCTGCGCCGTGGTGTGCTTGAATACGTCAACCTTGTGCTTTGCAAC